CTACGGCCGGCAAAATCAAAAAGAGTTATTTTGAAGACAGCTCTTTCGTGCCGACGGGTGCCTTTATGCCTTTCGGTGGAAGTGTCGCGCCGGCCGGTTTTCTGTTATGCGATGGCTCCGCCGTTTCAAGGACTACTTACGCCGCCCTGTTTGCGGTGATGGGAACAAACTACGGCGTCGGCGACAGCTCTACCACTTTCAATGTGCCGGACATGATGGGCCGGGTTCCGGTCGGCCTGGATATGGCCAATGCGAATCTTGACGCGGCCGATGCGCTCGGGGAGACGGGCGGAGAGGAAAATCATACATTGTCGGTAGCCGAAATGCCTGCACACACTCACGGCATTAGTGGTGTGGGTGTATTTATAGATGGTGGATTTCCATATTCATTAGGACCCGGTAATACATATCTATCAACATCGACCGGCGGCGGCGGCTCTCACAACAACCTTCAACCTTACAATACGTGCAATTACATAGTTAAGACATGAGAAGGATTTCTTTAAGCAATATGTTTATGACAAAGCGAACAAATAGGAACAACATCAAGAAAATGCTCAGGTTCGTAACCGAGATGGTGATGGTAATCTCGCGATTGCTTTCCACAAGAGCATTTCAATGTATTAGGCGCAGGAATGTCGCCCTTACGAACGGCATAATTGACAGCGTTGCGAGCCTTGACTTGTTCAGGGTACTTCTTGTTCATAAACTTTGCGCTCTTGAGTGCTGCTATTCGACCTTTAGGGCTTCGATTATATCTCAGTTTAACCTTCTTGCGTTTTTCCGTAGAGCGGTATCGCTTTTCGGCCTCTTTCCCTTTTTGACTCTTCTTGTATTTTCTTTTCGCTTCTGCGTTGATTTCATGTCCGCGGCCTGTTTTCAAATATTGGCGACACTTTTTGTAATGGCAAACTTTGCATTGAGAAGTAAGGCCGCTTTTGTTTCGTGGTTCTTTGTAAAACTCAGAGACTTGTTTAATTGCTTTACACTGACTGCAAACTTTTGTTATGATTTGCTCAGCCATAGTCAACTCCTTATAAGTTGGTTGTGGTTAGAGCCAGTAGCGGCACAATCCGTCACTGGCTCGCTTAATTATAACACACAGAGGGGGGGTGTCAAATAAGAACTTTTAAGATTTATTCCCCAACACTTGGCGAACACGAAGATTTTCCATTCATATTTCTCCAGAAGGCCGTCACAAAAGATAATGCTTTTGTGCAAAACTGGGACGGCGAAATTCGCAAGGCCAAGATGCGGACGCCGGAGCTGCTTCGCACTATTCACGCAGTATCGGCCGTCGATACCTCCGCCAACACCATTACGATCAGCGGCGAGGTCACCGCCCTGTACGGCAGCGGCGCTACGATTACGATTTACGATACCGATGACAATTACGAGGAATTCACGCTTTCGACCACTTCGACTTATTCCAGTACGAGCACCGTTCTTACAGTCACCGGCGATATCACGGCCTCGACTCCTGCGGACTTTGTATTCAATAACGATTCGGTAGGCAGCAGCGATCCGGCAAGTGCCGATTTTAGAAAGGTTGGTTTCCCGGACGGCAATCCCGCCCTGGACTACCAGACACTTGTTCTTTCGGACGGCACGGAACGCCTGTGCGGATTCACGGCCGACCACATCTATTACTGGAATACGACACTAACGACGTGGACAGTGATACATACGTGTGCATCGAGCTGCACTTACTGGTCCACGGACAAATACGGTGACAATCTCTGCGCGACGAACAACGTGGACAGGCCGGTCTACTGGGACGGCAATACGGCCAATATGTTCGAGAACATCGATACACAATATACATCTTCTTCTTCCGATTATATTTCCAGGGCGAAGTTCATCGCCAGTTATCATAATTACCTGTTCATGGGCAACGTGGAGCTGTCTAACGGGACAAAATATCAAAGCCATATCTATTGGAGCACAATCGGAGAGGGCTTGGCCACAGGCGGCTGGATACAGGGGGCGGGCAAGGACGCCGGCAGTGTATATGTCGAGGGTCACGGCGAGATCACGGGCGGGTTCGGCAAGTATGGCGGGTACCTGTGCGTATTCAAGAGGCGAAGTATCCGCAAGTTCTGGTTCGTCGCCCTTTCTATTCCCTTCGAGCAGTCCGAGCTGTCGCCGGACATCGGAAGTATTGCTCCCGGGTCGGTCGGCAACGATTGGGACGGAGACCTTTACTATTACGGGACCGATAAGGCGTTTCACGGTATGACGGCCGGCAATATCAGCCAGGCGATAGACAAAACCGCAAGAGACATAAATCCATCGCTCGTCGAGAAGATACGGTTCATTGCAATTGATGAGTACAAAGAATTGAGGTGGGCGGTCGGATACGGAAACTCGGCTACGGCCAATAACAAGATTGTCGTTTACAAGCCCGGCGAGCGCCGGTGGGATACCGATATCGATATCGGTGTTACCGCGTTCGGGACGTACACCCAGCAGTCGGACTGTACGTGGGACACACTGCCGTTCAGTACGTGGGACGAATGGGGATGGGACTCGTGGGACGCTATTGACGCATCCGCCGATTTCCCGGTGGATATCTGCTCGGACGCATTGGGCTACACCTACGCCCTGCACGGTGGGTATCTTGACAACGGCTCGGAGTACGATTCATCGTTTGTGTTGACAACCGACCTGGCTGACAAGAGAGGCTTGATGTTCTTCAAGCGTATTACCCAGGTCTATGTCTATGTTAACAAGGAGACCAGTGGAACATTGGCATTATCGGTTAAGCGAGATAACGAAGAAGCATGGGTATCTCTTGGCAGTGTGAACTTGACGGGCGACGGCACAATATTGCGACAGAGACTTGCTGTAGATGTAACGGCCCGGCATTTTCTGATTAAGGTGTCGGGGACTTCGGCTTATCGTTTTCTGGGTATCGAGTTCGAATATGAGTTAGCCGGTTCCACATAAAAGGAAATCAGTATTATGAATTTTAGTATGACAACTATGGCAAACAGGAATTACATCAAGAAAATGCTCAGGTTCGTAACCGAGATGGTGATGATATTGCTCTGCTTGTTGGCGACACAATATGCAATTCATAGAGTTAATTGGTGCCAACTTACAAGACCGGATAGCACTTCTCACGGCGAGATGGGCTTTTCGTTGGGACGGGTTGCGTTGTTTGTACCCAATAGCACCACGTCTTCGCGCGACTCGACCTTTTTCTGTTTGACGATACAGATGCACTGCTTGATGACGAACCCTTTTGCCCTTTACGGTTTGTTCATATTTTTGAGTCGCCCGCTTGTGTGCTTGTTTGCCTCGTGCTGTTTTTTGATAATCAGATGCGCTTTTTTTCGCGCAAGTCTTACACCAACAACGATGGCCATCCTTGCGCGAGACATTTATATGAAAATCATTGATGGGTTTCGTTTCTTGACATTTGGAACACTGTTTTGTTATGATTATCTCAGCCATATTCGTTTCCTTTCAAAACGACAGTGGTTAGGGCCAGTGGCGGCACAATCCGGCATTGGCTCGCTTTATTATATTAGGAATTTGGGGGGATGTCAATAATGCGAGCCCCAGTTTCCTTACAAATTATGCCTTCGGTTATCCTGCCCGGCGACAATGAGCAGATAAAGCTGCTCAAGCAGAAACTGAACGAGGTAATCAAAAAGCTGGATGAAGCCTACCGGCTCTTGCACATGGATTGCAGGATATATGACATGAGAGAACCGCCGCCCCATGCTTCTATTTCGCACAGCTCTTGGAAATTTGTGGAAAGTAGCACTAATGGCGATTTGCTCCTATATCACCGCTCGGGAAGCAGTTGGGGCGAAACTTATTGGTCAATAATAGGAGACCTTACAAGGCGGCCATCGGTATGAAAATTTTTATGACAGGGAACACAAACAGCAATAACGTCAAACCAATGTTCGGGTTCATATCCGAGATGGTGATGATATTCATGGGCTTGATTTCCACAAGAGCATTGAAAATCATCGGGTCTTGGCAGTTTTCCGGTCTTCACGGCGTTATTGACAGACATTCTCGCTTTAACTGCATTTGGATTGAGTTTCCGGCGATTGGCACGATAGTTTATTTGGTATGTTTTACTTTTTTCGCTTTGCGTATAAAGCTTTCTTGTCTGTTTGCCTTTATCGGATTGTTCATATTTCATACGCACAACATGCGATTTAAGTGTTTTTCTATAACGAGAGTGGCGTCGCTTACTTTTTTCGCTTTGTCTGTAGCGATTTTCGGACTGCCTACCTTTGTCGCTTTTTTTGTATTTAAGCTTTGCTTTCTTACCTTTATCGCTTTTTCCATAAATTACATTTTGTTGATTTGCGCAATCTTTGCAACAAGAACGGACGCCGTATTTGTATCTACTATGTTTATGAAATTCCGACAACGGCTTGATTTCCTTGCATTTGGAACATCGCTTTGTTACGATTGTCTCAGACATGGTTGTTTCTCCATAAAACAATTATGTTTAGAGCCAGTGGCAGGCACTCAACTTGCTTCTGGCTCGCATTATTCTACGCGAGATACTGGAGGGCGTCAATGTTAAATACCAGAAATATCCTGATTTTTCTCGTTTGCTTATTAGCTGTATTTGCTGGTATCGCTGCCGCCAGTTATGCTCCGCGTCCTCATATAGATCAGAAAAACTACGACCAGAGGCTTCCCGGCCAATTAGTTCTCGTTGGCGATGAAGGCCGGGTGGTTTGGTATAACTCCGAAGGCGGGGAATGGTATTATTTCAGTATAGCTGGCTCACCGAATATGGTGACGGACTGCAATTATAT